GCCCATTCTTCTTCGTTCGCAATGGCTCCACCGAACAACGTAGTTAACAGTGTTTCCAAACCAATCGCGCTATCAGCAAGCAACTCATCTGATGCTTCTGTATAACAAATCAGTTTATGTGCTATAATTTCCATCTGGCGGAAGGCTGGTTGTGTTTCCTCTTTGGACGCTGCTTCAGCCGTCCATTTCGGAATAACTCCACCGTAGATATTAGCAACTCCCGATGTAGAACCTGTCTGATCTAACGTCGGCAACGTAATCTGTCGCGCGCGCATAGGAATAACCATAGCACGAGAACGAACAAACCGCATGAACTCGGTCAATGCCATCAACTGATTACGGTATTCTGGGAATACCGTGAATCCACCATCAGCTCCAACCGCTTCGGTAAGATCTTTACGTTCCCCACTTGCTCCACGCAACGCCTGTGTCCAACCCATATTCTTGATATCGAAACCAGGAGTTGGGTCGTCATCAACTTTAACATAGGAATCTTTCAATTGCGGTGTCCAATTCCCATAAGCCGCTGTACCATGAATCGCGTGCAAGAAATGTCCAAAACTTTTCCACGGATTACCTTTCTTTGGAAGATCTGCAGGATCTGGCGTGTGCATCTTCGATTCAGTTCCAGTGATTGCTTCTTCCAATTCAGCCATGGTTTTACTTTGTGACATGAGCAACGCAGCGTCATCCATCATAGTGCGGATGTTGTTATGCTCTTCCTGCGTGCGCCGTCCTGGAGCATTGAACTTTGTCGATGCTTCCTTATACAATGCCTGTCCTTCCAATTCTAACTCTTTAGATGTACTCATGACTATACCCTCCAATTTTTTAATTCTTCTGAGATTTTTTGATGTTCTGTTTCCCAATCGGCCTCAGAGGTGGATGGAGGTGAATCCGGTCCGGCCTCACTATTGAATCCTAATTCTTCGAACATTGCTTTTAATTCTGCTGCTTCCTTTTCCAAAAGTGCTTCTAATTCTAATTCCTCAGTGCTTTTAGCGGCTGAATCCGCGACTTTTGGAACAAATTCAAGCATGCCTTCTACCCAATCACTTTTACTTTCGAAAGTGTACGTGCCATCTTCTGTTTGTGAATATCCTACTTTAAAATAAAGTGGAGAATCACTGGCATCAACAATGAGATATTTTTCAAATACATCTACAATGTTATACCATTTATATGTTTCATTACCTTCTTCATCTTGTTCTGCAAATCTAGTATAATCAGAATAAAATGCATCACGCAATTTATTGACTTGCCTACCCAATCCAATTTCCTTAAGTTCCGTCCAGGCTGTAGGTTCCTCATTTTCAGCTTTGGCTGCAATCATCGCAGCAGCATCATTCATTGGAAACACTACAGGACCATACTCATATAATTTAACTTCACGCAAATGTCTGACTTTAACATCGCCAATTTGCTCATATTCTTTCTGCATTACTTCATAGGCAAATGAAAATTTCTTAATCGCACCTGCCTTTAAACGTGTAAATGCACCTAATCCTTCTGGCGTATCTAACAAAAATTGCGTTTTCGCTGCCTGTCCACCAGTGGCTTCTGGAAATTTCTGAAGAACTTCAGGGGGTAAATCATGCCTACCTAATTCATAAAATTCCAAATTCATACCTACTACATCCATAACACTATTATGATTATGATTGTCTGCTACAACAATATCATCTTTGCGTTCCTTAATTGTTTTTGTAAACATCCCTTTATGAGCCATATCATTTCCACTATCTACAATACCATAAACAGATATGAGATGGTCTACTATTCCTAAAGGCGCATCCTCTTTTTGTTCTATGGCTGTAACTATTGCGGATACTGTTTTATATTCTCGCGTCATTTCAAGCTCCCTTATGTTCCATTTGATGAAGTGGTAAAGTCGATGTTGAAATTACCATACCGGCTTCTACTAATTTATCGAAGCAATAATTACAAAAAGGTAGGTCATTTGCTACCTTAACTGGTTTATTTTTGCAGCCTTCAGTACTACAGGTTATTACCAATGGATTCTCCTCGTACTGTTTTTGATAACGATATTTAGGCATATTATCTTGCGCTTGGTTCATCAGGACCATCATCCCGTTGTCCTGGTAATTGTTCCTCTACTGCTCCGGCTCCACCAGGACGTCCGGCTCCAATTGCAGCCATTGGTTCTCGTGGCTTATCACCATTTGGTATATTTCCAACTTTAACCCCAGCGATTCTATACGCTTGATTAGGTGGTATACCATCTTCAACCATAACGTGCGCAGCTTCAACTTGTCGAATCAATCCGCGTTGCAAAGCTGCTATTTTAGAATAATCATATTCTACAAATTTTCCATCAGCATCAAAACGATTAGCATATTCTACTTGATGCCACATCATTTCAGGTAACGCCGTATCTTCCCAAAACGCTTGCCTTGCTGCTTCAACATTAGCATACGTTGCTGTATCAAGACCTACGCGCGCGCCTATGAGGATTGGTGCTACACCGAAAGGACCCATAACACGTGTCTCACTTCTATAATCTATTTCCTTAAAACCCATTTCCTCGAAGGTCAAACCAACACGATTATATTTACCAGCCCTATCTAAAACACCTACACTCCATTTTTCAAAACCGCCATAATGGTCTTCCCAGCGTTCTTTAATTTCTGTTATATCTGAATCTTTCTTAATAATTGTATCAAATGATAACACGCCAGTTAACATACCACCGCGAGCGAAGAAAATCTTTAAAAATCTTGATACCATATTATCAACATCAACTGATTGTGCTGCTGGTTGCATCGGTGACATACCATATCCAAGTCCTTCTAGCTCATCTCCTGGATTAGGCAATTTAATATGCAATACATCCTTAGCTGCCAAGGGGGTACAATCCTCAATATTCATATGTGACTTACCTTGAGGTACATACAAAAAACCTTTAATTTCTGCTGGTTGTCCTGTATTAGTAAGTATATACACACGTTGCGGATTTAAAGAATGCATCTCACCAGTTCTAAAATCAAACCAAATAAATACATTTCCTGTAAGATTCAAAAATACTGTATTACGTGATTGAAATTCTACCCAGGTCTGATTTTCATTAGGATTAGCAATCCGCATAGCCAATTCATCAGTCTTTGGTGCAGGGGTAGGATCTTCTTCTGTGCCTGTATAAGCCCTTAAGGGTGCTAACATCATCGCTCGCACCTTATACATAATGGCTGAATAAATCAAGGAGTTCATTTCAAATCCTTGTTTAATATAGGCATCTATATCTATCAAATGCCACTGCACACTACCACCTATCATAGTAGGCCATGCAAAAGGCAATGATTTAGAAGAATAATCGCTTCGAATTAAAACATTCCATGCATCTCTAAATCTTGTACTTAGTTTAACCATAAGGTAATCTACCTAAATAATATTCCTGGTGACGTGTTAAGGTATGAAATAGCAACGGCATCCCCTTTTCCTGGACTTCTACCTATCCTCGTTGCGATTGCATCTTTATCTTCAATCAACAATCCTGTGGTAGTACGTTTCCATCTAGGTGCGGCTAAATCTTCTATGAGCTCTTCATCCGGTGGTAAAGCGAGCTGTAATCCCGATTCAGGATCTAGTGCTTCTCGAAGCGTCCAATAGGCCTCTGCCCTTACATTTCGCATGTTTAATAAACCAGTTCTATCAGTAGCATTGCTGCCGTCTGAAAAATTAACAGCTATGACTATCATATCTGTATCGCCATCAAAAATATCGTAACTGCTTGAACCTATTCCTATAATATCTAACTTAATATTACCAGAATATTCCAAACCAAAATTTTCCATAAATAAAGCAACCAGTGTAGGTCCATCACGAACCTCACGACCTTCATAAGTAACAAGTTCTTTAAAGAAATCTTCTACGCGTGGAGCAAATACAGTTTGGTCGTTACCCCCTCTTGACGGGTCAACACCTATATCAGTAGGCGTTAAATGATTCCTAATATCTTCTTCTCTCCACCTATCAACTGCTTGACGAATCCAAGCGGTGGGTATAACCTGTCTTACTTGCGGAGCTTCTTCAATGAAAAAGTTACCATTCAAAAGCTGTGAACGTAAAGGTTCTGGAAGACTTTGTAATTGTCCTAAATAACCTGTACCATCAAAATAAGGATTATCCTTTACATTCGCTGGAATAAAGGTACGACTTTTAGGATGTAATACTTCTCCATGATACACATAATCCTCAGGACCATCAACCTCAATGTCCTTACCATTCATCACGCAGAACCATCTTAATTCACCAGGAGCCGCAGGATTTTTATATCCTGTTCGTAGCCAAGGAGCCCAATACTTAACTACCCATCTACCCTCTGGTGTGGATGGTGGGTTACCAGTACATACCACACGACATCGTTGACCTGGATTAGTTGTTCTATTCCAAGCCATAAGAAATCGAAATTGCGTTTCTGAAAAGTCTGGAATTTCATCAAAACCAATTAAATCATGAGGTCGACCTTTAAAATTCTGTGCATCTTTCTCATGTTGTACAGCACCAAATTCTATAACTCTACGTCCAGGTATTTTATCCCAACGTGCTGCTGTTTGAGAATATTTCGCTGGAGTATTATTATCTACATGTAATATTTCTTCAGACCTATCAATAAGTTCTCGTAATTGTTTATATTCCCTACGATAAATTATAGATTTTTTATGGTCTGTTAAAGCAAGTCCTAGAAGCAAATCGGATTTACCACCTCCAGCAGAACCGCCATAATACATTACATCTGCTTCAGAAATATAGGCCGCAATCTGTGGCTTATTCTTCGGATGTGGTCTCCACAGCATGTTCTGTGCTAGTATCCCGTCCACTAACCTCTTCTGTGTCGGAGTCATTGAGTCCATGAGATCTAGCGCCATCTCGGTCTTCGTTGAAGGACTTAACATCTAATATTTCCTCTCCTGCTAATTGCATATCGAAAATTGCTTTTAAATATTCTTTACGTTCATCTTCACCAAGGTTGGTATTTTTAACCTGTTGTATTGAAGCTATCCGTGTAATAGGTTTACCAATCAAATAATCTGAAAGCCATGCTCTTGCTTTAGCATCTCCATTCGCAGCATCATTTACTGCCGTAACTACAATCTGTTCCCAATCATGTAGTTTTACAATATTAGCCATCGCTTCTAGATAACTTTGTTCAAATTCTTTCCTTTTCGGATATAGCTCTGCCTGCTTACGATATTCGTCATTTTTAGATCTTCTAATTGGTTTAACATCTTCTGCTTTAGTATGTTTAACATACAAAGATGCTTGAGGCAATGGTTCAGGCATAGGTGTACCAGGCACATATTCTGGAGCTGTCCCATAATGTGCTGTATCTCTTGCATAAGGTTTAATTTTACCATCTTCACCAACTGGTAATGGTATGGGTTTTACTTTATCATAAACTCCAGAATCTATTTCTGCTTGAATTAATTCTGGAATTCTTCTTATAACATCAAATTTTTCTTCATCTGTTAAACCTTGAGGACACCATGCTCGTAAAGCATTTGCTTTATTTAGATATACTCTTGTGGATATTCGTACTTTTTCCACATGAGCATATGACCTTCTTGAAGCTGCTGCTCGTATTACTGTAGGAGCACAATCCCAAAAAATTGCCAATTGCCTAGGCGTTATCCATTCTATTGGTTTATATCCTGCCCTTAGAAGATAATTTGCCTCTTTTTGTGTCATCATTGCTATTTTACCTGTAGGCATTATTTCGTTCCTTTAGGCAATTCCTTCCTACAAATACGTATCATTTTTTGAAGCAATGGAATGTCTGTATACTTTTCTAATGAGGTATCCCCATTAGCTTTAAAAGTTTTTCTTATCCTTGCTAGTGTATAACCCTTTAAAGTAAGTCTTTCAAACAAATCCATCATTCTTCACCTTCCTCATGGCTCTAGTAGTAATATATTATAAATGATTATGTATTGCGTCTTCTTTATTATACCATATATTTAACCATAGGTCAAGCTAAAGCGCTTTATAAATATTGAATTTAAGTGATTTTTGATACCTAAAAGGCCATATCAATAGCTTGACAATATATAAAATATATGGTATAATTATATTAAATATAACGATTA